CGTTCATGGCATCAGGTGAAACAGTCAACGCTGCAACAATATCGACAGACTCAAGATTTGGTATATTATCTAAGTCAGGACCAGATGCTAAAAAAATGTTTACCGATAAAGTTGTACCAATATCAGTTAACTACCCGTTCTTTTTTAAACCAATACAGGATGGAATGGATCGGCCAAAAACAGAACTGGCATATAGAGTACCAGCTACAAAGTTTACAAGAAAAAAGCTGGACAACAACGAAAAGCTTAAAGAAATATCCGGTCTTGATACAACAATAGATTGGAAGAACACAGGAGATAACTCTTATGATGGTGAAAAACTAAAACTACTTGTTCATGATGAATCAGGTAAATGGGAAAAGCCAACAAACATATTAAACAATTGGCGTGTTACTAAAACATGTCTAAGATTAGGTAGTAGAATAGTAGGTAAATGCATGATGGGTTCAACATCAAACTCTTTAGACAAAGGTGGTGAAAATTTCAAAAAGCTTTATTATAGTTCTAACGTTGAAAAAAGAAACGCTAATGGTCAAACAAGCTCAGGCTTGTATTCTTTATTTATACCCATGGAATGGAACTACGAAGGATTTATAGATTCTTATGGTTACCCAGTATTTGATAAACCTGATAAAGAAACAATAGATGCATTTGGTGATCCTATAGAACAAGGTGTTATAGATCATTGGAATAATGAAGTTGAAGGATTAAAGCAAGACCAAGACGGTTTAAATGAATATTTTAGGCAGTTTCCAAGAACAGAAGAACATGCGTTTAGAGATGAAGCAAAAGAATCTTTGTTTAATCTTACAAAGATATATGAGCAAATAGATTATAATGTTGATTTAAAAAATACAACTGTTATAACTCAAGGTAGTTTTCAATGGGAAAATGGAATAAAAGACACTAGAGTTATTTTTATACCTAATAAAGACGGTAGATTTAATATATCTTGGGTACCTCAAATAGAATTACAAAATAGAGTAATAATTAAAAATGGAATAAAAAACCCTGGTAATGAACACGTTGGAGCTTTTGGCTGTGACAGTTATGACATATCGGGTACAGTAGATGGTAGAGGTTCTAATGGAGCATTACACGGGCTAACTAAGTTTAGTATGGAAAATGCACCACCAAATCATTTCTTTTTAGAATATATATCAAGACCTCAAACTGCTGAAATATTTTTTGAAGATGTTTTAATGGCTTGTATTTTTTATGGTATGCCTATATTAGCGGAAAATAATAAACCTAGATTGTTATATCATTTTAAAAGAAGAGGTTACAGAGGTTATTCTATGAATAGACCAGATAAGATTTGGAATAAATTATCAATAACTGAAAGAGAAATAGGTGGTATACCAAATTCTAGTGAAGACATAAAGCAAGCTCATGCAGCTGCTATAGAAACTTACATAAATACAAATGTTGGTATGTTAGAAAACGGTTACGGAGATATGTATTTCCAAAGAACTTTAAACGATTGGGCTAAATTCAATATAAATAATAGAACAAAGCATGACGCTTCTATTAGTTCTGGTTTAGCTTTAATGGCTTGTAATAAAAACAGGTATATGCCAGTTGCAAAAAAAGAATATAAACCTATTGATTTAGGTATTAAAAAATATAATAACAGTGGAACCACTTCAAAAATACTTTAATAAATGAGAGTCGAAACTAATACATACAGTTCTTTTCCAAGCCAAGTGGTCAGTGATGAAGAAAAATCAAGCTTAGACTATGGTATTCAAGTTGGTAGAGCTATAGAAGGTGAATGGTTCCAAGAAGGAAGATCAGGTAATAGATATGCACAAAGTTACAGTAATTTTCATCAATTAAGATTATATGCTAGAGGAGAGCAGTCGGTAGCAAAATACAAAGACGAATTATCTATAAATGGTGATTTGTCTTATCTTAATTTAGACTGGAAACCAGTTAATGTTATATCAAAATTTGTTGATATTGTTGTTAATGGTATGTCTAATAAGTCTTATGATATTACAACAATTGCTCAAGACCCTTACTCTACAAGAGAGAAAAGTAAATATGCCGAAGCTTTATTAAGAGATATAAACACTAGAGATATACTAGATGATTTTAAAAACGAATTAGGATTAGATCTTTTCAATACTTCAAATCCTGAAGAACTTCCTGCTAGTCAAGAAGAACTAGACTTGTACATGCAGATGAATTACAAGCAACAAATAGAAATAGCAGAAGAAGAAGTAATAAATAATGTTTTAGCTAAAAACAAATACGAAGAAACAAAAAGAAGATTAGCATACGATCTTACTGTTCTAGGTATTGCTGCTTCAAAAACAAGGTTTAACAAGGCTGAGGGAATAAAAGTTGATTATGTTGATCCAGCTTATATGGTTTATTCATATACAGAAGACCCTAATTTTGAAAATATATATTATATAGGCGAAGTAAAATCTATAACTATACCTGAATTAAAAAAACAATTTCCAGATATACCAGAAGAAGAATTACTTAGAATACAACAAATGCCTGGTAATTCTCAATATATAACTGGTTGGGGTAATTATGATGAAAACACAGTACAAGTAATGTATTTTGAATATAAAACATATCACAACCAAGTATTTAAAATAAAAAAAACAGATCAAGGGCTTGAAAAAGCTTTAATAAAGTTTGATGGCTATAATCCACCTGAAAGTGATAGGTACGATATTGTAACAAGAACTATAGAAGTTTTATATACTGGAGCTAAAGTATTGGGCAATAACTATATGTTAGAGTGGAAACTAGCAGAGAATATGACTAGGCCATATGCCGATACTACAAAAGTTGAAATGAATTATTGTATATCAGCACCTAGAATATATAAAGGTCGTATTGAATCTTTAGTTGGTAAAATAACTGGATTTGCAGATATGATACAACTTACTCATCTTAAACTACAGCAAGTAATGTCAAGAATAGTACCTGATGGTGTATTTTTAGATATGGATGGTTTAGCTGAAGTAGATTTAGGTAATGGAACTAATTATAACCCAGCTGAGGCTTTAAACATGTATTTCCAAACTGGTTCTATAGTTGGTAGATCACTCACTCAAGAAGGTGGTATGAACGCTGGTAAAGTACCCATTTCAGAATTAACATCGTCTTCTGGACAATCTAAAATTCAAAGTTTAATTGGCACGTATCAATACTATTTACAAATGATACGTGATGTAACTGGATTAAATGAAGCTAGAGATGGTAGTATGCCAGACAAAGATTCTTTGGTTGGTTTACAAAAGTTAGCAGCCAATGCTTCTAATGTGGCTACAAGACATCTAATGGATGCATTGCTTCATATAGGACTTAGAACATGCGAAAACATAAGTTTAAAAACAGCAGATATAGTTCAAAATCCTTTAAACAGAGAAGCTTTAATGAACTCTATAAGTACTTTTAATACTAAAACATTAGAGGAATTAATTAATCTTCAAATTCACGATTTTGGAATTTATTTACAACTAGAACCAGAAGAAGAAGAAAGAGCAAAGCTTGAGCAAAATGTTCAAATGGCTTTACAAACAGGAGCTATAGCTTTATCTGATGCTATAGATATTAGAGAAATTAAAAATACTAAATTAGCTAATCAATATATTAAGCTTAGACAAACTCAAAAAATAGAAAGAGAACAACAAGCTGCTCAACAAAACATACAAGCTCAAGCTCAGGCAAATGCTCAAGCATCAGAAGCAGCCGCAATGTCTGAAGTTCAAAAACAGCAAGCTCTTACTCAAGAAAAAGTAAATATTGAACAGGCCAAATCTCAGTTTGAAATACAACGAATGCAAAATGAAGCTCAAATAAAAAAAGAGCTTATGGCTACGGAGTTTGAATATCAAATGCAATTAGCAAAAGCAAGAGCAGGTGTTGAAAAAGAAAGAGAGCAGGAAATAGAAGATAGAAAAGATAAAAGAACAAGAATAGCAGGTACTCAACAATCAGAAATGATTGATCAAAGAAAAAATGATTTATTACCCATTAATTTTGAATCAGAAGGTAATGATGATTTAAGTGGATTTAATCTTGGATCATTGGGTCCAGAATAAATCTTTTATTTATTTAATTATATTATATTATGTCAACAGAAAAACAAGAAGGCGATTTTAAAATAAAATCAAAGCCTAAAATGAAAAAATTAAACAAAACCGACGAGGTTATAAAAGTTAATTTATCTCAACCTAAAGATGAAATAAAAAAAGAAGATGTAACTAAAGTAGTTATACCATCTGAAACAAAAACAGAAGACGATGCCATTCAAATCGGAGAAACAAAGGAAATTCCTGTGGGCGAATCATCCGGAGATAGCGAAAAAGTGGGAGAAGGAATATCCGAGCCCGCTGAAGAAGTTCAAGATGAACAGCCAATACTGCAAGAAATTACAGAAGATGTAGCTGAAGAAGTTAAAGAAATAAGTAAAGAAGTTAAAGAAGCTAAAAGAGATGCCGAAATAACTGGAAAACCTTTACCTGAAAATATTGAAAAGCTTGTTTCTTTTATGGAAGAGACAGGTGGTAACATTGAAGATTACGTGCGTTTAAATGCTGATTATTCTAATGTTGACAATAACACGTTGTTAAGAGAATATTATAAACAAACTAAACCACATTTAGATAATGAAGAAATTAATTTCCTTATGGAAGATAATTTTTCATATGATGAAGAACTAGAAGAGGAGCGAGATATCCGCAAAAAGAAACTCGCAATAAAAGAAGAGGTTGCAAAAGCCAAAAACTTTTTGGAAACAGCTAAGAGTAAATATTACGACGATATCAAGTTGAGACCCGGCGTTACTCAGGAGCAACAAAAAGCAACTGACTTTTTCAACCGCTACACGAAGGATCAGGAAACTGCTCAAAAGCAACATGGAGAATTTAAACAACAAACTAAAGATTATTTCGAAAAAGATTTCAAAGGTTTTGATTTCAACGTAGGAGATAAAAAATTTAGATATGGTGTTCAAGATCCTAGTAAATTAGTTGATAAACAATCAAGTATCACAAATCTTGTCGGGAAGTTCTTAGACAACAAAGGAAATGTAACAGATGCTAAAGGATATCATAAGGCTATTTATGCTGCTGAAAATGTAGATGTTATCGCCAATCATTTTTATGAACAAGGAAAAGCTGATGCCGTCAGAGACGTTGTTAGCAGTTCTAAAAATCCGAGTTCCGAACCTAGGCTTTCCGCCCAGAGTGGTGAATTTAAAAACGGTATTAGAGCAAAAGTGATGGGTGATCCTATGAATGATTCTTCAAAACTTAAAATTAAGAAAATTAAAATTTAAAAATAAATAATTATGGCTGGTACATTAACACCAGACTTTGGATCATTGATCCCTAGTCAAAAGCTGCAAGCTTTAGAAACTAACTATTTGAGTTTCGATAGCGCTGCAGCTAATTCAAATAACTTTGCACAACAGTATTTACCTGAGATCTACGAACAAGAAGTAGAGCGTTACGGAAACAGAACTCTTTCTGGTTTCTTACGTATGGTAGGAGCTGAAATGCCTATGACATCCGATCAGGTTATCTGGTCAGAACAAAACAGATTGCATATCTCTTATGATAATGTAACTATGACTCAAGGAGCAGTAGTTGGAGGAAATCCAGTTGCTGTAAACGTAATTAGCTTTGCTGTTACTGCTGATATAACTAACGTTATTGGAGTAGACGATACTATCGTTATTATGTCACCAACAACAGGAGATGAAGTATATGCACTTGTTACTGCTCGCACCGCGGGTGCTGTAGGAGGAGCTGCTGCTACTGTTACTGTTGCTCCTTATAGCGCTGTTAATCTTAACGATACAGTAGCTAACGGAGGACTTGCTAACGTTACTCGTGCAAATCTTAAGATATTTGTTACAGGTTCTGAATATGGAAAAGGAATTGGCGATGCTACTGCAGAGTCTATCACTCCTTCTTTCACTCAATTTAGTAACTCACCTATCATTATCAAATCTAAGTATCAAATCTCAGGATCTGACACTGCACAGATTGGTTGGGTAGAAGTTGCTACTGAAGACGGAACAGGTGGATATCTTTGGTATCTTAAAGCTGAGTCTGAGACACGACTACGTTTTGAAGATTACTTAGAAATGTCTGTAGTTGAAGGAGAATTAGCTACTGCTACTTCTGGAGCTGCTGTTAGAGCAAACGCTAAAGGTACTGAAGGTATGTTTTCTGCAATTCGATCAAGAGGTAACGTAATGGCTGGATTTGC